CGCGTCGATGACCGGCCTGCCTACGGTGGACTCGATCACGTTGACCTCAGGCGAGCAGGTACTTCTCACCGCACAGAACACAGCGTCACAGAACGGGCCGTGGCAGGTCTCGTCTGGTGCCTGGGTCCGCCCCTCTGACTATCCGAGCGGATCATCTCAGGTCGGATGTGCCTGGGTTGTCGAACAAGGCACCGTCTACGCGGGAACCATTTGGATTCTCACCGGGGCCGGGGTCACGGTGGACACGACCTCGGCCACCATCGTCAACCTCAACACGACCGGCCTGGTCACTTCGGTGTTTGGCCGCACTGGTGCTGTCGCTGCGGCAACCAATGACTACACCGCAGCCCAAGTGAATCACGCTGCGGACAAATCATCGGCCAGTCTTCAATCATTCACCGGCCCGATCCTCTCGGCGGCGTCAATCACTGCGCCCTTTGTTGAGGCGCAATTTGGCTCGCTCAATGCGGCGTGTTACCTGGGGGAGTATGTGGGCCACCCGCCCAATGGCGCGTCCCCTTCCTATCCTTCAGGGGGATGGTCAATCGACCCTTCGACGCCGGGCCTTTGGTACACACCGGGCGGCGGAGCATCACCGTCGGACTGGGTGAACCTTATCGCCGGGGGCGGGGGGACCATCACGGACATTACTTCTTCGAATGGCTCCGTCACCGTCTCGAACCCCACCGGACCGACCACTGACCTCGCAGTGAGCGGCCTTCTTGATGCGAACTGGATCGGGGACGCCCGCAGCCTGCGCCGCTGAAGACAGCGAGCCGGCGATTTGGAAAGTGCGTTCCATGCTGGCGGTCTCTGCCGCCTCTTGCGCGATCTTCATGATCGAGCGGTAGTTCATTTTGATCGGCACGTTCGCCAGCGACGGCGGCTTCGGCAGAAGCATCTTGCGACGCTCCATGATTGCCAGGATCCGCATGATCGCCGGGTTCGCGCACTCGGTCTCGAACAGGTTCACGAACGGGCCGAGAACTTGCAGTCGCTCGAGATCGCGCTTCGTAATTTCGAGCTCGTTGCGCGGCTGGATGCCTTCCATCTGCGTGATCGCCATGAAGACGTCCACGAAGAAGCCCTTCTCGATGCGCTTCTGCACCAGAGCAATATCTTCCGACATCGGCTGCAGCCAGTTCGGATTGACCATGAACGCCGGCTCGTAGCCGACTCGTCCGCCATCTGACGTGGCGTATGTGATGTCACCCGGGCGAATGCTGCTCGGTTGGTTCTTCAGGGACGGATGCGCCACCATCGGCGGACGCACGCCCTTCTCCATGAACTCCGCCTTGCGACGGGTCTCGAGCTGAACCTGTTTGTTGTCGCCCAGGACTTCCATCCCCGGTGACCGGCCATACGCGTCGTTGGACGTCGTGGCCCAGCGGGCCGCGAAAAAGGGCTTCTCGTAGAAGCCGCGCCGCGACAACTCGCATTGCGTTTTCTGGCCTCTCAGCCATTGGACCTCGCGCCATGTGAATGTGCCAGGAACAACGCGGATGCCTTCCGAGCCATTCTTGCCTGACACCACGATGTTCGGTTCGATCGCGCTGACGATAGTCCACTCACGATCGAGAGCGGCGCCGCCGGCGGCCCACTGCTTACGGATGACCTCGGGGCAGTTCTCAAGGCCGAACTGCTCGACGATATCCTGCACCGTGAGATTGTATTCACGATAGATCGTGTCGACCGTCAGGCGTGCGCCCACCGCCAGCAGGTATTCCCCGCAGCACGGAAGGTAGCAACGAATGACGTCTTCGCTGTCCTCGTAGATAATCACAGGTGCAGTGCCAAACACCGCAACGTCTTCGAACGCCTGTGCCATCGTCTGATAGAAGTTCGATTGAGCGAGGACGACGTCGAGGCGCTGCTTGGTGTCGTGCAGCCAGTTCAGCGCGGCGCCGTCCAGGTTGACCCATGGAAGCGCGACGCCAATGTCATACCACGGGCGGGACGGGCTGGTGAGCCCGCTCCACATTCCGGAAGCGCACACCTTGACAGCCTGCATCGCAGTGCTATCTATGATGGCATCGTTGACCGGACGACCGCGGTCGTAGGTGTTAGGAGTGACCAGCCAGTGATACCGGCGGGGCAGAGTGTATTGCGCGACCTCGGCCCAGTAGGCCCACCAGCTAAAGCGCCAGTTCTTGAGCGACTGCAGGCGAGACTCGAGCTTGGAGTAAATCTCGCCCCAGTTCTTCCCTGGACGCGCTTCGGTCGGGAGAGTGAGGGGTTGCTGCGCGAGGAGCGTCGGGCTCATGGCCTCGTAATACGCTCGCGCGAAGCGCGAATCGTCGGCCATCTTATTGGCCAGTCAGTTGCTTGGAGGCTGTCGGCGCGTTGGCCTGACCCAATGAGCCACCCGTATTGGTGACCGTGTTGTCGAATCCGCTACCCTGCGCCGCCGCTGCTGCACTGCGCTCTGCCTCTCCGGCCTGCTGCGAGGTTGTCGCTGGCGTTCCTGGATTCGGCGGCGGTGGCGGAGGAGGCGGTGCGGGCGGAGCTTTCGAGCCGAAGATTCCCATCATATCATCTTTCATTCATGGACGATATCGAGGTTCGCTCCTGGAGTCGAGTGCTCTCTAATCCAATCGTCGTCGGCGTTCTGCACGGCATCTTTGCCGTAATGCTCGATCATTGCCGCGCGCGGAATCGCATACTGATAGCCCTGCTGCACCGGAGTTCCGGAGAGCCCCTTGCTTTTGAGGGAGGCCTCAGTGTAGGTTTGATCGTATGGGACGTCCACTCCGGGGCGCGCGCCAACATTGCGCTGGCTTGGATTGCGCTTGAAGTAATCTTCGACCCAAGGTTCCCATTTCTGGGGGCCCTGCGGAAGCGGGGCCATGGTCTGCAGAACCTGCTGATCTGTCAGGTTGGGCTTGTTCTTGTAGCCATATTTGCTCAAGCGCTGATTGATCAGGTCGCGCTGCGCGGATATGTCGGCCGCGGTCGGTGTCGGAATATGAGACAGGTCTTGCTGATCTGATGTTACCGGCTGGCCTGGCTGCCAGGTGGATGCCTTCCACGGAACGGGCGCGCCTGTTGAGTCTGCGGAGTAGGCGCCGGCCAACGGAGAGGACGACTGCGGAGCGCCCTGTGCAACAGGGGTGGCTGCCTGAGTATTCTGCGAAGCCGCCGCGACGGATGCGGAAACGGGAGTGATTGGTGGAGGAGGAGGGGCGACAGGAGCGCTGCCGGAACCCGAGTTTCCTAGAAGAGCCATGATTGTCACCCGAACGGATTGTATGCGCCGCCCGGCGGTTTGATGCCCTCGATGTAGGACTGAAACGGATCATATTCTGCGGAGTGGCTGCCGCGCGCTTGCCCCTGGGCTGCTCTAGCGACGGGCGCCGCGAACGTCAGCATGAGGGCATCGAGGTGGTCCGGAGAGTAGCCCAGCTTGGACTTCACCTGCTCCTTTGGCTCCAGCAGGAGCCTGTCACCCTGGTGGGTGTATGTGGTTCGAGTGAGTGCCGCGACGAGTTCAGGGACGTCCGGTATCGCACCGCCACGCTTGATCCACTCGACGCAGTCGAAAGCCATCTCTGTGCGCTTGTTGTAGTAGCGCGAGTTGTCCGCCTTTCCGGCGAACTGGATGCCGATCGGCGCGTGGCCGAGACGCATCAGGTTGTCTATCCAGGAGGATCCGAATCCTCCGGTGTCGTCGATGAACGTCGCGTCGACCGACCAATCAAGCATAATGCGAGCCACAAGGCCCGCGCCCTGCGTGCCGTCCAGACCGCGGTATTGCTGCGGCGTAAACGCAACGAGTCCTTGGCGCTTGAAGATGACCGACGAGTCGTCACCTTGCCGCGCAACATCCACACCCAGCACGCGAGCAGAACGAGCATAATCGTGTTCCGCATAGTGCCTCCTGATCGCAACGGCCACTTCGTCGGGGCCGATCAGGGTGTTGAAACCGGCCGGGGGGAACTTCCCCAGGACGTTCACAAGCACGTAGGGGTTGTCGCGTCCGTATTGGCGGATCTGCGATCTTGCCCACTCGATGTCGACGCGCGACGATCGCTTGGGGTTGTCGGGGTCACCGTTGATCTCGACTACGTGCCACTGGTCCCGGGCCGTTGTGCAGGCCTGGTAGAGCGGTCCGTCGAGGTCGGTAGGGTTCCCGGCTTGGACGATGTGCCCCTCTTTGCAGCTCGCGAGCGCGGCTTCGGCGGACGCCATGATGGCGCTCGGCATGCCGCCCGACTCATCGAGCAGGAAGAGGATGTAATCGGCGTGGAGTCCGGCCAGCGTTTTGCCGACCTCCGTTTTATCCGCGGTCTGCGACCACGAACGGGCGGACATCCACCAGGTCTCCGGCTTCTCCCGGGAGAAGATGCGGGTCTTGGTCCAGACGAACATGGACTGTAGGAGCGGGCTCTTGCCCTGCCACAGCGCCATTTCTGTCCACAGACCGTCGGCGAGGTTCGCGCCGGAAATTGATGTGGCCGCAATCTTGGGGTTCGGGCGAGTGAGAAGGAAGTTCCACGCCAGCCATGCCAGAACGCAAGTCTTGCCGGGGCCCTTGGACGCCTGCATGGCGATCTTCGGTTCCCGAGGGAATGCCTCAAGGACATCCTCTTGCCACGGGTCCGGGGTCACTCCGAATAGATCCCGAACCATCTGCGCCGGGTGCTCGCGCCACCGGCGGATGTTGCTTGCAGCTTCCAAGGTCAGTGAACCGACTTCGGCTCTTCTGACGTCATGGAAGCGTTGATCAGATCCTCGAGGCTCTTTTCGCCACCGTCGTGGTTGACGATCGCCTGCGGAGCCTTGCCCTCGACGCGGTCGAGGTATCGGTCGCCGGCCGTAACGCGGGCCATGGCGGGGGCGTTCTTGTCGCTCATGATCTCGACATACATCGCCAGGACTGCCTCGCGCTGCGCGGCCCGGTCGGCCTTGCGCTCCGCCAGGACGTCGGCGGGCATCGCAGCCTTCGCGGCGTTGCGCTCCGCTACCGTGCGCTTGCCCAACGGGCGACCGGCTCCCTTCGCGGGACCGCCCCAGCCAGCACCATACTCGGATGTGCCGTGGCTGCGTGGCTTGTCGGTCATGATTCTCTCGGGAAGGGTCAGACGCAGAAAGCGCCCATTAACCCGACATGTATCAGTGCGGTGGACGGGCCGTCAACTATCTTCCGACGATTTTGTTTATTTTACGGGACGCGTCCCGCTTATCGCATCTTCCCGGTGAAGAGGAAGTTCTTCGCCGCGGAGAGCTGCTGCAGGAACGCGTTGAACTCGTCGGTGCATTGCGTGTGCGCCAGAGCCGGCTTCAGCCAGTTCTCCGCCGCGATCAATGTGGCCTCAAGCTGGTCCAGCGCCTTGCGATGCGCCGGGCTCGAGATGAAGTGGACGTTCCTAGTCGTGACGGGCATGTGCGATCTCGTTCTTTCTGTTCAGGCGGTATATCGCCTTGGCGAGCGCGCGGCGCGCGGCGCGATACGTCTCGGCCGGGCGAGGGCCTCCGGTTCCACCGCGCTTCGCCTGCTCGATGCGGCCGGTCATTCCCATCACTTCTCGCGGGGTCGGGGTTTTCATGACAGCAGTGCCTTGGCAGTTGAGATGGTGTCGAGCAGGTTTTGTATGGCGCCGGGCTTCTGAGGTTCGTCGAGATATGCGTCAATCTTGAAGATCAGCTTGACCAGCATGCGCTCGAGCTGGATGATCTCCGCGCCGCACGGCTCATGATCTTGCATCGCGCTCGCTCCAGAACTGGACCAGGGAAGACAGGGCCGCCCGCAGAATCCCGACAACGCCCTGGCGCTCCAGGCCGATCAAGTCTGCGTATTGCGACACGGATCGGTTCATGATGACCACGTCCCACACGACGCCCCAGTTGGGCCCGATGAACTTACGGGCGGCCTCCATGATTGCGATGGCGTCGCGCTGGATTGCGACGGCCTCGAGCTTCGACATGGGGATCCAGCCGGTGGTCGGTGTGGCGCTGGCGCGCTCGCCGTAGGAGCTGACGCCGGCAGAGATGCTCTCGCACGCGGCGTAGGCCTGCACCAGCCGACAGGCTGCCTTGGCGTGCTCGTCGGTGATCATCGCGGCCTTGCCGGCGGCGACACGCTTCTGCCCGTTCTCGAGCAGCGCGGCCATGGCCGACCAGCCCACCTTGAAGGTGTTTCCATCTCGCACGACGCGCGGGCCGCGCAGGGATGTGCCGTGACGCTGGGCGGCCGGGGCCAGCTCCTCGTCCTTGCGCTCCTGGTCGGCCGCTATG